CTTCATACTCTTTACTTAGATGAACGTGATGCAATGCAACTGATAGAAGATCGTGTTGCTCAGTATCAGATCATTAGCCCAGGCCAAGTGATCATGTGTTTCTCTGATTACCCCACCTTTAGACATGGAATCTTTCAAGACTACAAAGCTAATCGCATAGGTAAACGTAAACCTCTTGGCCTAAAAAATATAAGAGATAGGATTACAAAAGAATTTCACTCTATTAGTTTTAATGGATTAGAAGGTGATGATGTTATGGGGCTACTTGCAACAGGACAAGAATATAAAAACCCTGTAATTGTTTCACCCGACAAAGATATGAGAGGTGTACCATGTACTCTTCTAGCTAATGATGAGATTGAATTAATTACAAGAAAGAAAGCTGATAGACATTGGATGATTCAAACTCTATCGGGAGATAAGACAGATAATATAGAAGGCTTAGTTGGAGTGGGGCCAGTAACAGCAGGAAAACTATTAGGGGATGCAGAAACTCTGGAAGAAATGTGGGCTAAGGTTCACGCTGCATATGTTAAAAAGAAAAAGACTTATGCTGATGCTGTATTAACTGCACGTTTAACTCGCATCCTTAGAGATGGAGAATATAATCATGTAACAGGAGAAGTAAAACTATGGGAGCCAGCACTATGAATGGAGAAGATGAAACACTTTGGCCTCCGATAGATGAGATGCTTATTAGTAGGTTAAAAGAAATTTATCCTGATAAATGTCCCTCTATTGATACACCTGATAGAGAGATTTGGAGATACTTAGGTCAGGTAGAGTTGGTAAGAATGCTCGAATCGGTCTATATTGAACAAAACAATCTTAGTAAGGAGTAATTAAGTTATGTGCGGAGGCGGAGGCGGAGGCAGCAATAGAGAAAGTATTGAACTCCAAAAACAATCATTAGCTCTATCAAAAGAGCAGTTTGAAGAAAGCAAACGACAATGGGGTAATCAATTCCAATGGCAAAAAGATAAAGCTGAAGAACAGAAGAGAGCAGCTGAAGCTAGACCAGGCAAAGGCCCAACAAGAACTACCGAATATGCAATGAGTGCATTGGAAGGAAGATCTGGTTTAGGCTTTGGAAGAGATAGACTAAAGAAAGAAGTAACAGGTAAAGGTCTAGCAATTACTTAAACAATGGAACTAAACATTACAACAAATGTTGATGCACAACCAGGCAAATCACCTGGGAAGAAGACAGGCACAGTTGCTTCTCGATATGAACAACTGAAAAGTAATCGTAGTGCTTATGAAGATAGGGCAGTTGATTCAGCAAAAGTCACAATCCCTTCGCTCTTTACTGAAGTAGTTCAGGGAGATCAAGGACGTTTGAAAACTCCTTATCAATCAACAGGTGCAAGAGGTCTTTTGCATTTAGCAAATAAACTTGGCCTAAGTCTTTTCCCTCCCAACACTCCATTCTTTAAATTAGAAATAGATAGTCTTGCCTTACAAGTAGAAGAAGCAGGGCCAGAAATAAAAACAGAATTAGATACAGCATTAGTCAAAGTCGAACAGGCTGTAATGACAATGCTTGAAACAATGTCAGCAAGAGCTTCTTTACATGAGGCTTTCAAACAGTTATTAGTAGCTGGCAATGTGTTACTTTATGTAAACTCTGATGGAATAAGAGTTATTCATCTTCAAAACTATTGTGTCCAACGTGACCCAATGGGAAAGGTAACTGAAATTATTGTTGAAGAAGAAGTTTATCCAGAAGCTTTACCTAAAGGATTTCTTGCTGACAAATTAGAAGATGATAAAACGACTGGCCCTGTAAAGAAAACAATTAAAGTTTATACATGTGTCAAGTTTGATAAGGGAGTAGCTACTTGGTATCAAGAAGCAAAAGGAGAAGAGATTCCAAATACCTATGGTATGTGTCCAGAAGGATGTAGTCCTTGGATCGTGCTTAGGTTTAATAGAATGTCAGATGAAGAATATGGACGTTCATTTGTTGAACAGTTTTATGGAGACTTACTATCACTTGAGTCGTTATATCAAAGTGTCCTCGAAGGTAGTGCAGCAGCAGCAAAGATTCTATTTCTAGTTAATCCTAATGGAACTACTAGACCTAGAACAATTGCTAATGCAGCTAATGGAGCAATCATCCAAGGTAATGCAGCTGATGTTAGTGTCATTCAAAGTCAGAAAGCTCAGGATCTAGGGATAGCTCAACAAACTATTGAGAGAATTGAAGGTAGATTACAGTTTGCTTTCTTACTTAATACTGCAATTCAAAGACCAGGTGAAAGAGTTACAGCAGAAGAGATAAGATTTATGGCACAAGAATTAGAAGCATCTATCGGAGGTTTGTATTCAATTCTTACCCAAGAACTACAGCTACCTCTAGTGCATAGGATTATCTACATCTTGCAGAAAAAGAAAAAGTTACCTAACTTTCCTAATAACGAGCAGACAGGAGAACCATTAGTTAATCCTAAACCTGTTACAGGATTGGAAGCTATTGGTAGAGGTGATGATCGCAACAAATTAGTTGAGTTCATTACTATCGCTCAACAAGCTCTTGGCCCTGAAGTCATGGCTAAATATTTAAATATGGATGAAGCTCTTAGGCGTTTAGCTGCAAGTGGATCTATAGATACAACAAACTTAGTCAAGACATCAGAGCAACTACAACAAGAGCAAGCTCAAGCTCAAGCCGAGCAACAGCAAATGCAGCAGCAAGAACAAATGGCTGCTTTAATGCAGTCAGGAGCAGCTGCTAAAGTTGCTGACAATTACACACAACCAGGATCACCTTATGGCCCCCAATTCACCGAAGGAGGAGAACTCCCAAACTCCCTCCCAGAACCAGTCCAAGACCCAGGAATCCCAAGTGGCCCCACAGGAGGTCAAGCCCAAGGCTAGTTCTAAAAAGAAAGTTCAACCTGGAGTAACTCAGGACAACGATCAACATTACACAATACGTTAAGCCACCATGCCAGACGCACTTACAATTAAAGACTCTCCTACTACAGCAGAAGCACCAGAACAATCAACAGAAACTACTGAAGAATCTTCTGGGCTACTTGCTGGTAAGTACAAGTCTCAAGAGGAGTTAGAGAAAGGTTATCTCGAACTCCAAAAACAATTAGGCAAGCAACCTTCTGAAGATTCTGGAATTACTGAAGATCAGCCAGAACAAGGAGAAACAGAAACAGAAACAGAAACTCCTCAAGGTGCTAAAGAAATCTATGGCGACTACATAGGTAGTAAATTTGAAGAAGCCGAAATTGATTATCAAGGGATGAATGAAAGATGGCAGGAAACAGGCCAGCTTACTGATGACGACTACAACGAATTAAGTGAAGCAGGGTTTAGCCGAGACATGGTTGAAGCTTACCTTCAAGGTGTTCAGTTTAATGCTCAAAAAGATACTGAGCTGCAACAATCACAAGTTAAAGAGATACAAGATCTCTATGGAGGACAAGCAGCCTATGCAGAAATGATTGAATGGGCAGCTGGATCTTTAACAGATAGTGAGAAGTCCGCATTTGAATTAGCTATTAAGAATCCAAATTATGACATGGTAAAACTAGCAGTAGCTGGATTACATAGTCGCTATATGTCAGAAGGAAACAAAGAACCAAAGCTAGTTAGTGGTAGGACTACAAAGAGAGCATCAAAAGCTAAGTTTGAATCAATGGCTCAGGTCGTTGCAGCTATGAATGATCCTCTTTATGCTTCTGATCCTGCATTCAGAAAACAAGTAGAAGAAAAATTATCTAGATCAAATGTCGTTTAGGCGTTATTATTTAGATACCGAGACTTGTTGACTGAAACTCTGGCCCCTTGCGAGGGACACCCTTAGTTAAATGAAATTAAAGTCAGGAACTTTCTTTCTTTTTCTAGGTATTAACTTATGACAAACATGACTGTATCTAGGCTCGGCCTAGTAAACAATACAGGTAGTGGTTATGACGCTTTATTTTTAAAGGTGTTTTCTGGTGAGGTGCTATCATCTTTCCGCAAGGCTACTGTCTTTGAATCTTTGCACAATGTGCGAACAATTTCATCAGGTAAATCAGCACAATTTCCAATAATAGGAAACGCTTCAACTGCTTATCATACTCCAGGAACTCAGTTGACAGGTGCTGCTATCAAGCATGCTGAAGCTACCATAAATATTGATGACAAATTAGTATCTCAAGTTTTTCTTGCAGATATAGATGAGGCTAAGAATCATTACGATGTTAGATCTCAATATTCTATCGAGATGGGCAATCAGCTTGCATATAAGTTCGACCAGAACGTAGCTGCAACTATTGCACAAGCTGCAAGAACTTCAACTAACTTCAATACTGATCTTCCTGGTGGTACTCGCATCAAGATCGTTGCTGCAAACAAAGCAGCTGTAACAGGTGCAAACCTTGTATCAGCTTTATGGACAGCAGCTGAGAAGATGGATATCAACAACGTCCCTGAAGATAATCGTTACGTTGTACTTGGCCCAACAGAATATTATAAGTTGGCTCAAACAACTGATGTACTCAACAGAGACTGGGGTGGATCTGGAGCTTATGCAGATGGAACAGTATTAAAAGTTGCTGGTATCAGCATCATTAAATCTAACCATCTACCTACTACAAACAGATCAGCAGTAACAGGTGAGAACAACACTTACCATGCTAACTATACTGACAGCGTAGGTCTTGTCTTTAACAAGCAAGCAGTTGGAACAGTTAAGTTGATGGATCTTAAGATGGAACAAACAGGATCAGATGTTCATGCACTATGGCAAGGAACATTCATGGTTGGTTCTATGGCTCATGGTACTGGCGTATTACGTCCTGACTGTGCAGTTGAGATCTACTGGGCAACTAGTTAACTTTATACTTGGGGAGGACAGCCTCCCCTTTTTCTTTATTCGTTATGGTATTAACTCTTACAACTGAACTCGAAGCTATTAATAGAGTTTTACAAATGACAGGAGAAGCTCCTGTTAACAGTACAGTCGGACAAGTAGGAATTGCAAAGCAAGCTCAAGATGCTTTGAATCAAGCGAGTCGAGAAGTACAATCAGAAGGTTGGACTTTCAATACTGATTACGAAAGAACTTTAAAAAGAAATACTACTGATGAAATAGAGACAGGAGTTTCAACTACCAAGGTTTATGTAGACCCTGAACTCTACCCTGAATATGACATCATCATTAGAAACGGAAGACTATATGATAGGAAGACTCAGAAATATACATTCACAGAAGATATTAAAGCTGATGTAACTACTATTCTTGATTGGCTATCTTTACCTGAATATGCTCGTAGATACATAATGACAAGAGCAGGAAGACAACTTCAAGAAGCAACAGTAGGAAGTGAAGACTATGCAAAAATAAATATGATTGCAGAACTAGAAGCAAGAAGTCAATTTTTAGAAGAGGAAACAACAAGGGATGAACATAGTATGTTAAGAGGGAATACAAATAGAACTGGACACTTTAATACATTCAAACCTCATCGTGCTCTTATTAGATAGCTATGCCACTTGTCAGTAAATCAATCCCAAACTTAATTAATGGAGTTAGTCAACAACCAGCAGCACTAAGACTTTCTTCTCAAGCTGAATCAGTTATTAACTGTATGCCTAGTTCTGTTGAAGGATTAAAGAAACGACCTCCCTTCTATCATCAGAACAGATTGTTTACTGGAAGTGCAGGAAGTACTAGACCCTTTAGCCATATCGTTGATCGTGATGGAAATGTTCAATACATTATTTACATAACTGATGGAGATATAAAAGTATTTAGTCTCGCAGGTGTAGCTCAGACAGTTACTTACCAACAATATGATGGTAGTGGCAATGAAGTTAATAGTGGTGGTACGAGCTGTCAGTCATATTTAGATATAGCAAATACTTCTGAACCTGCTAATACATTTAGGTTGGCAAGTATTGCAGACAGTACGTTTATAACTAATAGGGAAACTGTAGTTGAAATGGAATCAACTAACTCTCCTTCTTATACTCAAGCAACAGGATTAGTTTTTATTAGACAGGCTGAATATAACTCAACTTACTCAGTAACTTTAAATGCTACTGATCATGCAGAGACTAAGGAAGAATTTACTACACCTATTATTGGATCAGGTGCATCATCAAATGCTCCTAGTAATAAAAGTGTATGCGATGGATTAAGAGATTTAATTAATAACGATAGCGTTCTTGGCCCAGAATATACAGCGACAACAGTTGAAGATTATTTATTAAAAATTGTTAAGGATGACGGAGGAGATTTTACGATAAAAGTAAGTGATACCATCGCAGATATGTTTATCGTAGGTATCAAAGGAGAAGTAGAAGCAATACAACAACTTCCTTTAAAAGGTTTAAATGGTCAGATATTAAAAGTAATTGGATCTAGTTCTACAGCAGCAGATGATTATTATGTAAAGTTTGAAACTACAGATGGTACAGCATCAGGTAAAGGAATATGGAGAGAGACTGTTGCACCTGGGATTGAATATAAATTAAAAGCAGACAAGATGCCTCATGTTCTTATTAGAAATGCCAATGGAACATTTACTTTTAAAAGACAAACATGGGGAAATAGAATTGCAGGTGATGCAACAAGTGCAAGTAATCCTCCTTTTGTCGGAGAGAAGATTAGTAATATAAACGTCTTTAGAAACAGACTTGTTTTACTTTCAGATGAATATGCTTGCTTATCAGCAGCTGATGATTACACAAGGTATTGGCCTGAAACTGTTCAGACTGTTGTAGATAGTGATCCTATCTTTGTGAGTACAGGTGGTACTGATATTAACTTTCTTACTTCAAGCATGGCATTTTCAAATACCTTGCTTCTCTTCAGTAGAAGTGGTCAGTTTAGATTAGATACAGGTATGTCAGGACTTGGTGCTCCCCTTACTCCTAGAACTGCAACGATAACTGCAATGACTAAATTTGATTCTAATGATTTAGTTGACCCTATAGGTGTAGGTCGAACTGTATTCTTCCCTGTAGATAAAGGAGAATATAGTGGTTTGCGTGAGTTCTATATTCCAGACGTAACAGGTTCAACTCCTATATCAGCAGAAGTAACAGCATCAACACCTCGTTATATACCTAAGAACTTAGTAGCTATAGCTGCATCAGTATCAGAAGAAACAATAGTAATGATTAGTAAGGATGAACCTAAACGATTATATATTTATAAATTCTTATTCCAAGATGAAACCAAACTACAATCTGCCTGGTCATATTGGGAAGTTAAAGGAGCTAAGTCTATTCTTTCAGCATCAATCTTAGATAGTGATCTATATATAATTGCCGAATATGCTGATGGTGTTTACTTAGAGAAGGCATCATTAAGACCTGAAACAGTTGATGCAAATACTGAAATAGAAATCTTATTAGATAGAAAAACGACAGAAGCTAGTTGTACTTGTAGTGTTTCAAATCAAGGTGGCTTAAATGCTCAAACAGTTATCACACTTCCATATCCATTAGCGAATACAGGTGTAACAAAATTAGTAGGCAGACCTTTAACAGTAGGTGGAACAAACTATGCAGACATCAATAGTTTCCCTACATCACAACCTTCTACTAATGCAGTCATTACTATTGTTAATGGAGAAGGATTAGTAGTTAGTAGCTCAGGAGGATCAACAACAGGTAAGACGACAGGTAATGCAACAGTTACTATTACTGATTTCCCTTCTTACTTACATAGCAAAACTATTCAGGCTAATGAAGCTATATCTTTTACAAAGCAAGCTGCTACTAATACTTATAAATTCAAAGCATTAATCAAATTAAAACATGGGTCTGTTCTGACACCTAAAGCTGAAACAGTTGGAGATGCTTCAAACAATGGAACAATTACTGTTGATGGAGATGTAAGTACAACAGCTTTCTTTATAGGTGAACCATACGATATGAAGTATGAATTTAGTACTCCATTTTTAAAACAACAAGATGAGTCTGGAACTATTTCTGTTACTGCATCTCCTTATTTACAACTAAGAAAATG